CATAGACATCCTCATCACCAATCGCTGTAAAGGCATGACCGTGCTCAGCATATGTCTGCAAATATTCACGATACTCATCGAACAGCTCGATATTTTTTTTGTCAAACTCGTTGAGCTCACACATGAACAAATGGGCCGGATGAAACGGGACAACCTTGTGCCGAGGTACATCCATCCGCATGACTTTGTTTAACTCATCAATTGAAAACATCGAAATCTAAAACCTTTGCATTTACAGGCCGGGTCATGCGGTTGGGGTTTTTAGTCATGATTTTATGCTCAGAGCCCAGCAGGCAGTAACCCGCCGCATCTCCAACGTGGGAATGCTCGTTCTTGTCTGGGACATCCCGGAAGCGCTCCTGTCCAGCACCCATAGCAACACGCTTGAAGTGATAGCCGCCGACCAAGGCTTTGCGTAAACGCACACATTTGCGGTCAATCATAAACCCCGGCTTGCCATCTATGAGCCTGCCCATTGGTATCGCCAGAGCTTCACGCCGGGTGCGGAACTCGTTTGTCGCGGTAGGCCGTGCCAAAATGCCATGTGTCTTCAGGTGGTCAAACGCCGTTGTCTCAAATATCTGGTCACGCTGCGAGCCAGCCGGGTCACCCCATGTCAGCGTCTCCATGCCGGAAAACCTCGCATTGAGCTCAGTCTTCAGATGATTGCAAAAGCGCTCTAAACCCATATCGAAGGTTACAAGCTCATGCAGCACATGCCACCGGCCATTGCCTAGCTTCTGAGCGAACACCGCCGCCGGCGTTAAACCAAAGTCGAGGCCGATATGGATAGGCGCATTTGGCTCTATCTCTAAATCATCGCACATGAGATTATCGTTATACTCAGGCCAGACCGGCTTGCCCTCCTGAACAAACGTGTACTTGCCTTGAGCGTAACAGCGTATCCAGTCGAGGTTCTTGCCGCCTAGGAGCTGGTCATAGTAGCCATTAGGCAAATTCTTCAGGTTCTCAGCCTTGGGATTGGTCTGCCACCAGCGGCCAGCCTGATGAGTATAGCCCTGCGCCTCAGGCATTTCAGCAGGCAAGTCCTCAATATCAACCTCTAAAACACCGCCCGGTTGCCGGAAAAACTCCCAGTTGAACTTACCACCGGGCTTTTCTTTCTCAGCCAAGCGGTAGTAGTAGTGGTCATCATCCATAGGGTTCGTGTCCAGTATCACGCCGCGCCAGCTCGGACCGCCATCAGCCTTGGTCGGATAACGCCCTACACGATGCGTCAGCCCGTCTATAACAGCCTTCGGCAACTCCCGGCACTCATTCACCCACGCCCCGGTCAGCTCAAGACTGAGCAGCTTCCGCGTATCCTTGGGGTCATCCAAGGCTAAAAAGATAACCTCCATATCAATCCCGGCAGCTCCATCCCGAGGTGGCAGCTTGATATGATGCGTGATCGGCGGTGCATACTTGACCGGCCCCCAGACATCCTCCGGCAATAACTCCAGCCAAGTCTTCAAAGTCGTGGTACGCAGCATCGGATGCGTATTGCGAACAATCGCAAAGCGACTGTACTTTATCCCGTCACGAGGGGAGGGCTTCTGCTCCACAGCTCGCCGGAATATCTCCGCACAACAGGCATAACTCTTGCCGCTACCCACCGGCCCCATGATGCCCCTCACAAACGCATTGCTCTTGAAAAACCGGGCTAAAGTCGGAGAAGAACTAAAATTAAGTTTCAGACCCTGAGGTATCTGTTTCATCTGGCATCACCATTTCTATCGCTACAACACTAGGCTTATCAATCTGCTTCTCGGTATCCAGCAACCCGGCACTCTTCGCCAGCATCTGTAACACCCGAACCTTATCAATCATCTCAACCTCTATCTGGTCACCACCCCTAGTCGGCGTAACCTTTATCTTCTTTATCGCCCCCAAAACATGGTCAGGAATGTCATCCAACTCCTTCAACTTCACAGTCCCGCCCTCAATGTCCACAACATCCGTAATCTTCGAAGACCCCAAACGAAGCAGCTCCTCCGCCAACGCATCCCGATTATCGTAAATAATCTCAGAACCCTTCAGCCTCTTCCTTATCTCGCCCATGGCAAACCGGCCGGGCGGCGGAACCTTGCGCTTGCTCATCCCCACGGACCCCCCTGCTGAGCCGGTACACCGTCCTGCTTACGGTCATCCTCAAAACACCTAAGCCAGACATCACCCTCCTTGTTCGGGTAAGGCGAGACATCCAGCTTGATGCTTATCTTCCCGCCTTCATCCATGAACAAAGTGCCTATCCTCGCCCAATAAGGCTTGTCCCGACCCTCTATCTCCTTCGCCTGCATAATGTTCAATCGCTTCTTCATGACTTTTTCCTTTCATGTTTTTCGCCAAAATATTTTTGTGATGGCCCCCCTATACGTGCGGTAGGGGCGGGGGGGCATAGGTCGCTTTTTTGCGCCTGTATTTTTGACCGCTCTTGCATGTGTACAATGACTAGCCGACCGTCTGGGTTTTGTACAATCATGGCATTCTCATCCCTGCTGTGACTTTCTTGATTAGCCCTGACGCATCGACTGGCTTACCCTGCTTCTCTTTGCGAGCAATGAAGTATTGTAGGCTGGCAGGCGGCTGTTTGCTTTTCTTCTGCATCCAGTCCAGCAAACTTTCTGCATCTGCCATAAAGGTGTCGTGCGTGTATCCTGATGACAGAAGCTGCCGCGCCAGTTGCTCTTGCCTCAGGTCATGCTTGAACCCTCGACCCCATCGTCTGTTGACCGCATGTGCATAGCTTATACACAGCCTTCTACAATCAACTTCATTTATCTCTTCTTCTATAGTTATAGTAGTATCGTTATTTACAAGCTGCACCTTGTTGACTTGTACAAGCTGGGGCTTGTATTGCGAATCATTATCATACAAGGTGGGGCTTGTAGTTGCAGAGTTATCCACAGGCTGTTTCTTCTTCTTTGACTGTTGACCTTTTGCGCCTTTAGCTGCTTGTTCGATAGTTTCTTTTGCAACTTGTTGCTCTTCTTCTTCTGTTTTGGGCATAGCATCAGCGACTGCCTGCACTTCTTCGAAGGTCATGACCGGGTCGTATTTGACCCTCCAGAGTGCGCCTTTCTTACCGTATGGCCGTCTGATGTCTTGATTGCGGAGCTTCTCAATGTAGCCCCATTCTACGAGCTTTCTGAAGTGCTGTGAGATAGCTTGCTGTGATATTTCCATGTCTCTTGCGATTGTGGACTGATTGACCCAGAACAGGGCTGTGTAGCCGTTAGCGTGACTACAGCAGTATGCGAGGACGAAGAACGTCATCGGGAAGCGCACGAAGCGGGTGTCGCGTGTAGAACGTCCCGGCAGCGTTGCAATAGCAGATGGTGACTGCCCGTTGCCGTGACCGTCTGGTGCATCCCTGATGGGGTCTGGCGTTAGCTTACTCTTCTGCATCTTCTTCCTCTGGCAGATGTACCCAGCCATTGCCGTGACATGTGGGGCAGTCAGCTTTACAGGATGTAAGATAGCCGCCGTGGTCGTAATCTATGCGAAACGTCTCGCCGGTGACTGTGCCGGTTCCTTCGCACCAATCGCACTCGAGGACTTCTTCCCAGACACCGGGCCTGCGGCTGATTTTCATTCGGTATTGCATCAATCTAGCCCCAAGTCTTTGACATCGAAGCTATCGAAATCATCGTCCATGAGCTCGTCACGGTATATCGGCTTCGGTGCGGGGCGAGGGTACAAAACCCTCTTCCTCGGCTTCGGCTTGGGTTTGGGCTTGGGTGCTGGCTTTGGCTTGGCCGCGAGCAATACCTCAGTCGTGCTGAAGGTATGACCGGCAGGGCATCTGCGCCGGCGCCGGATTGTTTTAGCATCTGGCCTGCTATCCACCACTTGGGTGCGTTGTTGGCACTCAGGACACAGCATTCCGCAAACCGCTATAGATATGGTTGTAGGCTTCTTCCAGCTCACGGTCTGTCTTCAGGACATGTCTTGCTCGGCGAACACCAGCCCAGACTGTTGTATGGTCCCGGTTGAGAGCATGGCCTATCTGGACCAGTGACTGATAGGTGAGCTCATGAGCAAGCAGATAGATGATATTGCGCCAGCGTGTCACGTCCCGGCGGCGGCGAGCACTGATGAGCTCGGATGCCGGAACGCCTGACCAGTCTGAGACTGCCTCTACAATTTCACGGACCGATACGCAGATGGCGATATCTCGCAGATTTTCGTGCCGGGAAACATAGCTTCGACAATGTTCTTCTTTAGTTTGTAAACGGCTGTCTTGTAGCCCTTCACGTCCTCGATTACTGTTGTACCTTGTTGCCCTTGTGGGCCAGCAAAGGACACGTCTAAGTATCTGAAATCTGCTATGTAGTCGCATATTTTTCTCCCATTAAGTTCGCATCTAATGCGTGGATGTATCTCTAGATGACTTATTTCCCCGGCCTCCAACCGGGGCTTGAGGGTGTATTTGTAATGCTTGGCCTCAGCCAAACTGTCGAAGGTGTAGCCATCGAGGCTGACCTTTTTGTTTCTGAACTTGCTATGCGACATGACCGGCAGCTTTCTGCACCTGTTCAAGCCTTGTTGTGTCGGGCTCATGCATGGCCTCACGCAATAAAACTTCAACTAAACTTGCAACAGAACGCCGCTCAGCCTTGGCTCGGACCTCCAACTGGGCCTTGAGCTGCTCACTCACACGACAAAAAAGAACAACATTTTCAGACATTTACAAATTACCTTCAATAAAGTTACGTCTGGTACTTGTACAACCGATAGCACGGTGCTATCTATATTGTATAGACGAACAAACGCCGGAAATTTGGTGTACAAAACAGATACAGGAGTGAGGAATGCAAGCTAAAGTAAGAATTGAAAAGACAGACATCAAAATATTTGAGGTTTCTGTCACCGTTGATGAAAAAGACCTTGAGCTCTGGGCCATTGAAAATTACGGCAAGCCTGAACCTTATGCAGAAGATGAGGCCCCAGACTTAACCCTTGATGATGAAGGCAATGAAGTGCCACGCACAGAACCAGACCCTGATTGGTACATTGATTACATCGATGAATACATTTGCTCTCAAGACGCCGATTTAATGTTCACCGATAACTGCCATGACCATTCTCAGTACGAGCTGGAAAGCGAAGAGTGTGTGGTACTTACAACAAAGAGGAGCGCCTAATGCTCACTGTTACCAGAGAAGACCACGGCACAGAACACAGCGGCAAGTTTGCTGCTTATGTTCGTGTGTCTACAGATGACCAAGATGTTGCAAACCAAGAGCACAGCATCAAGGCGTACCTCAAAAATCGCGGTGACCATAACGTCAAATGGTTCCGGGAGGAGGGGGTCAGCTCCGGCGAAGACTGGCATAACCGTGTTGAGCTACACGATTGCCTCGATTATTGCCGCAAGCAGAACGCAACAATGGTCATTTATTCTATCAGCCGTATGAGCCGGAGGCAGTGGGAGACACTGCGTTTTTTAGAGCAAGAGGTTGCAACCGGCAAAATTAAACTGGTGGTCGTCGATGACCCGACACTTGATGAAACAACAATTGGCTTCAAGGCTGCGTTTGCACAGCATGAGCGCACACAGATTAAACAGCGCACCAAGCTGGCCCTTAGCCGCATCAAGGCTGAGATAGACGAGAAGGGTGAGTATACCACCAAAGAGGGCAGGGTGATAACCAAGCTCGGCATTCACGAAAACCTCGAGGTTGCAGGCATCAAGGGCAATAAGGTGAACACTGAGCGTGCTGACAAACGGGCAGCAGATATCTGGCCCATCATAGAAGGGATGCTCGACAAGGGCCTATCCTACAGGGCTATTGCAAGAGAGCTCACCAAGATGGGCATTGCCACGCCAGCCAAGCGCCGCAACCCGGATACATCCAAGCGCTGCGAATGGTATGCCAGCTCCGTGCGTAACTACGTCCTGAGAATGGGAGGCAGATGATGAACGATATTGAGCAAAATCTTTTACATGAATACGCTGTCGCCTTAGCGCAGTGGCAGATTGAACTGTATCAAGGCCGAAATCAGCGGCAAAATGATGCCATCCAGCGTTACTTTAATTCAACACCAGCAAGAAATGCTTTTGCGCGAATGATGTTTCTAGCATACCACGATGACAAGTCACTTTACACAAAAGCAGAGATAGCAAGGGAACTGTTTATCACACGCCAAGCCGCCTCACAGATGATAGAAGACTGTTTGGCAGAGGGGTGGATTGAGGCTCACTGCGAGGGCAAAACAACTTGCTACAAAGCAAGCCAGACCTTAGCTGATAAGGTGATGAACTATGTTGAGTTCCATATCTCTACACTCGTTCAAAACCCCGTACCTGACCTTTATATGTCTTTGCGTTCATACCAACAAGCAATGCAGAAAAAGCGTCAAGTGACTTTACACCCAAACGTGTAGCCAGTTGACATTGCAAGCGACACAAAACTGGTACAGTTTACAAACAGGAGGCAAACATGGCTGGCAAGCGAAAGGTCAGATACAACCCCACGGTCGGGGCATTGCGGCACGGACTTCTCAATTTTAGCAGAAGGGTGGATATCCCTTTATGGCATATCGACCATGTCCGGGGTGTGATACCCTTGTTTAGAAAAGCAGCAGACGAGCTGGAGAGAATAGTGCAGTCAAACAGTCTACGAAATGTTGATAAATGTATGGCCGCTCAATCTACTATCGTGATGTTGCACAGACATGTCCGTGGTTTGCGTCCGGCAGACCCAAGAAGACGAGGCTCAGAGAAACTTGTGTATGACCCATTCCTGATGGATATAAAGGGCCATGACAAAGTTCAACTAAGAGATGATTTAGATGAGCCCCATCAAGTCCCAAAGGGAAGGTCTGGTATTTGAATGAAGTGGTCTAGGACCTGTACACAACCTGCATGAGGAAAAACAGATGGTTAGAGATAAATGTCGCATAATCTATATTACCCCTATTGCATTAGACAATCAGCTCAAACAGAACAGTCAGATAAAACAGATAGCCCTGATAGCAGGGTACACAATCCTCGGTATTATAGTATTAGTTGAAATCTGGGCATTCATGTGGATTGCCTGCGCCCTCGATGACGTTTGCTATGTAGCGAACGGGGGAGTGCTCAACTAATGCCTAAGCTAACAAAAACAGGATATCAGATAGGCTCATCTGACGGGCCGGTCATCGTGCTACATAAGAACAAATACGGTGACACTCGGCAGAGCAAGCTAGAAAAATTCAAAAAGGTCAGAGCAGGGGTCGAGCTTCTGCCTGAGAGAATGCGTAATGCCAGCGCTCTGCGGCGGGGTAAGCACATGGAGTATGGTGTAGCACCGTGGGCTCAAGAGGAGCTGGAGATAGCAACCGGCGGAACTGTCGAAATGTTTGAGCCGACTGAGGCATACGTGCTTGATGACATCGGCATAGCCAGTTCGATAGACCGCATCATAAATCTTGAAAAAGAACTGGTGCTTGAGGGTCATCGGTTTATCGGTGAGGGCATCTGCGAGATAAAAACAGACTTCTATCACTCGGGCAAACCTCACCCGGAGTGGCTGATACAGGTGCAACATCAGATGATATGCTCAGATATCTCGTGGGGTATCATTGCCTGTATGGACCAGTCCGGCAAGCTGCATTTCTATCCCGTGCCATCAAATGACCAGCTCGTTGCAGCTATGCTCAAGGCTTATGAGGAGTTCTGGCATTTAGTCAGGACAGATGGCGAATACCCGGATGAAGCGGCAAAGCCTGAGGCCGAGGTGATAGATATCACTGAGCTTCTGCCAAAAACAAACGCTGACCT